GGGAGTCTTTTTCAAATCTTCCCATTCATCCCAAATACAAGAACCTTCACAATTTTCCTTTTCGGTATAGTTGCGAATAAGATTGATGTTAATTTCAAGAGTATTAACTAATCTCTTGCCCATCAATCGTTCTGCATAATCCCATACAGCACTTTCGACTAGTTTCCTAGTCTTTTTAGTCGAACCGTTAATATGGAGTAACATCGATTTCCTTCTTTAATCTCGATTATGTTTGTAGTATATCAGGTTTTTGATTGTTTGTCAAGGGGTAAAGAAAAGTTTTTTGAATATTACCAAGAGCATCACGCTAGAAGGGATCGAACCTTCACTATTTTACTCGACTACAACTAAACCGCCAGGGGTTGACTTATGCTTGCAACAAAGGGAATCGAACCCTTTCTCTGTACTCTTTCAAAACTAACCCTTCAAAAAACTCTCCTTGTTATTTCTCTATTGTACCTCTAGTATACACGACAAAAGAGGTTTTGTCAAGCGAAATCGTAGCGTCTAAGTCCTTGATTCTAAACGATTTCGTAAAAAAGTTCGATAATCTGTCCAACCATCTGAAGTCTGGAACCCCCAAACCCTTGTTCTACGCCCATGCCAGAACAATGTCCAACAAGGTTTGTTCTCCTTTAGTTCCAACCAATGAAGGTCTTTAGATGTTTGGGTTCTCCAAGAACCTGGCCCTCTCCAAAAAGTACCTTCTGGTGTATGCTCATAGTATCCACCACTGATAATAAATGTACCCCAATTCCAAGGGTGGTCATGTAAAATAGGCTCATCAGATAATAGAATTTTATGCACGTAAGCATTAAAAGGAACTCTTACATTCTCTTCCAGATGCCCAGATTTTTCTCTAAATATGAGATGATGTCGAATCATATACGGTGACTTACCATCTCGATCATAGATAATTCGTTTCCTTGTTAGTGGCACTATTCATATATCCTGTTATGTGTACTATTCACTCTAACAAATGTGGCACATTTTGTCAAGTCCTTTAGACGATTTGCACCCACATAAGTACAGGCAGATCGAATACCACTAAGAATATCATTAACTGTATCCTGTACAGGACCACGATAGGGAACTATTACGGTTTTGCCCTCTTCACCTCTATACTCTCTATTGGGATGTCCATGTCTGTCCATAGCAGTTTTTGATGCCATTCCATAGAATTTCATACCTACTGGATCTGGATGGTCATCTTTAAATATCAACTCACCATCACACTCATCATGTCCTGCTAACATACCAGCAATCATTACAAAATCAGCACCAGCAGCAAATGCCTTCACTACATCACCAGAAGAGTTACATCCTCCATCTGCAATGATATGTCCACCAACACCATGTGCAGCATCGGCACATTCTATAACAGCACTCAATTGTGGATATCCTATACCTGTTTTGGTACGAGTAGTGCATACACTGCCGGGGCCAACGCCAACTTTAACAATATCCACACCAGCAAGAATCAACTCTGCTGTCATGTCTGCTGTTACTACGTTCCCTGCTATGATTGTTGCGTTTGGAAGTAATCCTCTCAAATGCTTAACAGATTCTACAAAATTGATGGTATATCCATTTGCAACGTCAAGACCAACAAATGCTACATCAGAATATGTATTGGCAACACCCACTATTTCAAGTATCTCTTTGTCTGATATACCAGACATAACACAGAGTTTGTTTCTTCGTTCTGCTAAGTGCCAAGGCATACCATCTTTGTTATAGTGTCTTGCAATACAAGTCACCAGACCATGAAGACTTAACTCTCCATGCATTTCAAATGTACCAGTAGTATCCATATTACTTGCCATAATAGGAACACCTGACCATTCTTTTTTACTATGATAAAAGGTATAGGTTCTGGCCAACTCAACATCGTTCCTAGATGTAAGAGTTGACCTCTTAGGACGGATTAGTACATCGGAGTAATCTAATTTGACATCATCCTCAATAAGCATTAATTTTCCATTTCAACAAACATTTCTTTAGTAGCACCACAATCGGGACAATTCCAATTGTCATCAATATCATCAAATCGAGTGCCTGGAGCAAATCCTTCTTCTTTATCTCCAAGTTCTTCATCATAAACATAACCACATGCCACACACTCCCATTTTTTAAAGGGCACATCAGCCATTAGCAGCGCCCGGCGTTGCTGGATATACTACAGGGTCTGGTAGCATGTATTCCTCTGTCCAACCAAAAGCCTCTTTTACTACATTGGCAGAAAGACCTTTAAATTTCTGATGCAAAATTTTATCTTTTGCTGCAACAATAACATCAGCTTCATCAGGATGTAACCCCTCCAACATCTGAACAAACATGCTTTCTCGTTTATTCTGTGAAAGTTGTGGATTGCCACCCTCAATGAAATGGTAGAGCTTCCTAGATTCGTAGGATAGATTATTATGTTCTGTTCCTTCGGGAGCATCATTGGCAATATAAGGTACTTCACCAAAAGGCAATGCCCATTTGACTTTAGGATCAAATGAAGATTTAATCACTTGCCTAAGAGCATCCGTATTGTATTGTCGCAAATGAGCAACCTTTTGATTTTTAGTTTTCAGTTTAGACACCTTGTCCAAAATTTCTGAAAATAGTGGGGTGTAAGTTTGTTCTGGCATTAGAATTCTCCTATCGATTCAGTGAGGTTCTTCAACCTCTTTTTTATAAAATAATCTAACAACTTGCTACGATCCCCTTCTGGTGCTTCCTGATATTCTTTCAAAATTGTGATATACAGGTCATCAGGAGATAGTGCCAAATTGATTAGTTTCTCGTTTCTTTGATAGTTTCGTTTTATCTCTTCAGTCGGTAAACCATTTTCCTTGAACGATTCTATCTTCTTTTTTCCCAAGGGACGTTGCCGTAATCCTTCCATAAAAGTATGATCAGGGGATAATACATTAGGTACACCATCACTGGCATCACCCTTCAAAATATGTTCTTTTAGATATTCTTTAGGATCAGTGCCATTAACCAACCTTTTTGTTATCGGACTATATTGTGATACGTTCTTATATTTATGTAATTGAATAAAGTCCTTATCACCAGAAAGAATCAATGTCTTGCCATTGTCATATTCAAATTCAAGACATAGTGCAGCAATTATATCATCTGCCTCGGCACCGTAGACTTCAAGATGCTTATAAGGGAAGAACTCTTTAAGTTCTGATTTGATCTCATTAAGGCATTCAAAAATTGCATCCCAATCCTTATCAGAATCTTCTCTTGTCTTTTTACGATTATATTTATATTGGGGGAAATAGTCCCTTCTCCAATAATGCTTAGAGTCATAACATAATATCAGTTCACCGTATTTCTCATGAAATCGTGAACGATACATCCGTAACGAATTAAGTATCATGTGTCGTACCATATTACCATCTGGTACTGTTGTCTTCTCCATATTCAGATGCATCATGACACTTGCCACTGATATCTGATTCATATCAACTAAAATCATTTCCTAATCACTTGCATATGAGCATTAAAACTCATACTCCTTCTTTCACCTTCTACATGAAATGGGTAGACAAAGTGTTTCAAATAGGAAGGGAAAATTAACCACTTACCAACTTCTGGTTTAAATTTCAAACCGTCACTCCTAAAATCACATGCCTCACCATACATAAATTCAATCAAACCATTCGCAGGGTAATGGTCTTCAGCATCCTCTTGATATTCACCTTCCATGCCATCTGGTATTTTTAAATAGATGACTGATGAAAAGTCTCCACTGTGTTTATGCCAAGGATTATACTCTCCAGCATATTGACTGATAATCCAACTCTGTGTCAAATGGACGTTTTCTATTTTTGGTACTGTGTTATGCCCTGCCAACTTGTACCAATTATATGCTCTATTCTTGTCTCTTATATAATTTAGGTAGTCCAGACATCCCCTCTTCATGGTATCAGACAAATACTTCTTGTCAGCATCAGAGGTTATCGGTATCTGAATTTCCTTATGAACCTTGCCTACCAGATTATCAGACCAATCCCATTGAGCACTCTGTTGCTCATTACCTAACACCCTGTCTCCAACCTTGTTTACAATTCTAACAAACTTGTGTGGTATAGTGGTTTCTAAAATAGTAGGACTGAATACTTCATGCCATGTCGGGATCGTCATCTTCTAATTCACTTACAAATTTTGTTGTCTTAACAACCTTGTCCATATCCAATTCTGTTGACAATGTGTTAGTTTCATCTATAGTCGAAACTGTCAACTCTTTCATAATATCACTCATAGGATGTTGAAATCCCATTTCTCTGTATATAACGCTTTTAACACACTCTATTATAAATCCCATATCATGCAAAAATTTATTATCATTCACATCAAAATCATTCTCATGCAGAGTGTGTATCAATCCTATCATCGCCTGTTCAGTTAACTCTTCTGCAAACGCAAGTTGCTCACGTTTTTTTACGACTTCTTCGTTTGGGACTTTTACGTTTCTTTTTCTCCACGGTCCCTGTATTACGTTTTCCCCTTGGTTTTCGTGTTTCGGTGTTTTCATTTCTTTTGTCCTCAGTGTAAACCATCCCCATGTCTGGATAATAAGTTCCAGGCACACGTTTGGAAGTTCCATTTTCGTCATATGCGATAGCAAGACTCCTCCATTGTATTCTCTTTTCCTGATGCTCACCATAAAAATTATCTACCCAATCACCATCCCTCAAATATTTTACCATATTACGGACATATCCCTCATGACTACATTGCCTAGCATATGCTCCTTTAATTCCTTGCTTTACACCAGCACGTTCAGCACTTGCAAGACCCTTCTGTGTCTTAATCCACACCTTAACCTTTTTAGGATGAGCAGGATGCTCATCAGGTAAATCTCGTAAAGTGGGATGTATCCCACTCTGCCCATAGTCTGGGTTTTTCTCTGCACGTTTTGCCCTTGCCTTCTCAAGACGTTTTGCAGCAGCAGCACGTTGTTCCTCA